ACCGCCAGCAGCGCCTGCCCCCTGCCCCCTCACTCGAATTTTGATGGTTCCAGGCGTCGACCAGTAAATCTGAGTCGCCCGAATTCGACGCAGGCCGAGAAAACGCCCGGTCGCCTTGCTCACTTCATCGGCCAACACACCGACGTCAATCACGCCTTGGTTAACCGGCGCACTCCAAGCCTTAATACACCACATCACCGCGACGTTACGCGGACGGGTTACGCCACCGGCAGACGGGAACGGGCTATAACTCACATTCGCCGAGGTGAAAGTGATCCCGACACCCGGATAATCCGATTCGCGATATAAGTCCGCCTGCGCCTCGACTGGAGTACCTCGCACAATGTCGACCGATTGCCCGCCCGTATAGTTACTGTCGAACACCGCAAGCGTACCGAGCTGGGCGCTGCCAATCGCGCGACCCACATCGTAGCCACGACCGTGATCCCAGCCGCGCAGGAATTCAGCGCGCAGATCCGGCAAGCGGAAATTGCCGGCGCCCTCGTTACCCTTGTTGAAGGCCGTCCCGAGGAAGGCCGACAGATCCGGATAAGCGGCGACACTCTTGACGCTTCCGTCCAGCTCCAGAAACCCGGCCGGCTGCTTGTCGACCGGGAACGACACAATGGCGCCAACCGGCATGGCCGTGGCCTTGGCAATCAGCGCGTCGACCTGTGCCGACGTATAGCTGTCGGTGATGCCCATGCCGGCGAGCGTTTCGGGGTTGTCTCCCGACACTACGAGCCCACGGTCGTTAGTCTTGACCCGCGTCCACTGGCCCGGCGTTTTGTTCTTCGGCAGCACCTCCAGGATCGCCGCGTCGACGTAGGACCGCGTAGCCAGCACCACGGCTGGGTCAATCTTGAGCTGAATGTTGCCGGTGCTGGTGACGATGAAGTTCATCCGCACGATTTGCGTACGGCCCGAGCCTTGCGACAGCAACGGCTTGAAGCTGGGCGCGCAATTGGCCACCGCTACCAGATCGCCGTCAGCATCGTAGAGGCCGATTTCGCGGATCCACTTACCGCCCTCGTCGGCCGGGATAATCTGCTCGGCGATGATCACCGCCGGGTTTTTTGGGTCGACCAGCAATTGATTCAGCGGCTGACGGCGCCACTCGTTGAGCAGCTTGGTTTGCCCGGCCGAGGGCACCGGGTTGGGCGGATCGGCCAGCCCGTTCGGGTTGGCATCCCCTACGCCCATTTGCGTGATCAGCCAGGGAATGCCGAGCGCGTCGGCGTTCGCCTGCTTGGCCATCCCCACATTCGTAAGGATCGCGAAAAACTGCGAATTCGCATCAATCATAATAAACGTCCAGGGTGTCTATGGTGTGTTCGCGGCCGACCACGCCGAAGCTGCCAGTCACCTCAATGTCACGCATGACGGGCGGGTAAACGTCGATTTCGTCGCCTTCGTAGACGGACACAGCGATATTCAAATTGCCTTGAGTTTCCAGGCTGATCGCCAGCCCGGTCAGATGCCGGGTGACGGGTTTGGCGTCGTCAATCAGGCGCTCAAGCTCCTGATACATTTCTTCGGTGATGCCGGTATCGAGCACCCCGACCTTCAGCGCGAAAGTGCCCGGCACGCCCTCGGGCACCGTCTTGAACCACTCGACAATCTCGATCAGATAGCCCAGCGGCTCGACCACGCGGCGCAGCGCGCCGATCGTGCCCTTGTGTTTGTGGATGTAGAAAGACGCCTTGATGGCCGCGCGCTTGGTCGCCTCGGACCATCGGTAATCCCAGCGATCGACCGACCATGCCCACGCCAGATGCGGCAGCAGCTCGACCGGGCAGGTGTCGGGGTTGTACAAGGTGCGCAGCGGGACAATCGTGCGATCGTAGAAAGCCGCCTCGATTGCCCGCTCCAGAGGCGTGCTATTGCTCGGCAGCAGGCTTTTCATGTTGCACCCGCCATCGTCACCTCGTAATCGGCGCACCACGCCGCCTGCGCCTTGGTAGGTGCCAGATCCTGCCAGCCCACCAACTCGACCCGCGAAACGCCGGCAATGTGCAGCTGAGCGTCCACAGCCGAGCGTGCCACCTCAACCCCCAGCCGTTTGCGCGGGTTGATCCACGCGGCAAGACGTCGTTTCGCTTCTGCCAGACTGGCGTCACCCTCCGGGCCGGCGCTGCTCATGTGCAGGATGGCGTCTATCCGATACTCGAGAATTTCCGCGCTTTGCACCTTGACCCGATCGGCGACCGGCCGGGTGTCCTCGTCATCCAGTGCCAGCCGGACAACGTTCAAAAGCTCGGGGCTGGCCTCGCCTTTCCCCTCAGTGCTCAGCACCGTTACCGTAACGTTGCACGGCGCCGGACTTTCCGCCGAGGCGTCGGCCACCAGACCCGAGGCGTTACGCGTGTGCAGGATGTAGCTGTTACGCGGCCCCGCCGTGGTCAGGCCCTCATAAGCCAGTTGAATGCGTTCCCGGTAAGGGTCGTCCTCTTCCAGCACTTCAGGCACTGGCGGGGTAGCCGTCAGATCCTCGGCCTGAATCACCAGGCGCGGCAGATTGACGTTGCCGCCAAGCTGATCGAGGTCACTTTTGATCGCGTAGGCCAGCAGCAGCGCCTTGGCCCCGTCGTTGACCCGGGCACGGTTGCCGAGCTTGTTATAGGCCCCGACCTCCAGCAGCTTGACCACCGGATCTGATTCAAGGTTGGCCGTCCAGTTGTCGCCCATGCTCCCGCGAAACATGCTCAAGCTGTCTTCAAAAGTTTGTTCGAAGTCCAGCGGCTCCAGCACGTCCGGCGCCGGCAGCGCGGACAGATCCAAGATACTCATGCGCTCACCTCGGCCAGAAAGTCGTCGCCCAGGTACTCGCCGGCGACACCCAAATTGATTTTCCCGCCCAGCACAGAAAGCACCTTGACGCTCTTGAGCTTCACGCGCGGCTCCCAGCGGCCGAGCGCCCGCGCGGCCTCAGCCTGCACCGAACTGATCCAACCGGCGTTAACCGGCAAGTCCACATAGGTGCGTAGTTTGCTGCCGTAGTCGGGCCGCTCCCGGCGACTACCCAACGGAGTGCTGAGAATGTCGCCGATGGACTGAATAACGCTGTCGATGCCGGTAATGGGCTGGCCGGTCTGGCGATCCATTCCGATCATCTGCGTTACTCCTGGGCTTCAAGTTCGGGATGGGATTTCAGGAACGTCACAGCCTGTTCATCGGACGCCGAAACATCGACCGAGGCCTTGACCACGGCGAGCGTGCGATTGGTGCCAGGGATGCACAGGGTGCGCGAGGTAAAGACCGTATCGCGAAAGGTCAAACGCAGATCCGTCGACGTCGACGCATCAGCGCCGGGCGTTGCAGTGGCCTTGGCCATGGTTTCCTCCAGACACAAAAAAGCCCGCACTTGGCGGGCTGCATGGTTGATTGATCAATGCTTGTGGTGATTGTCGCTATTGACGGCGGCCATGATGTTCGCGTCGCCGTCGATGTTGCCCGTTACGTGTAACGGCCCGTCGATGTTGACCGGTCCTTTGATGTTCACAGCGGCCTCGATGTCGACCGTGCCAGACTTCACCGTCACAGCGTTATCCGTAACGACCAGTTCTGTACCGCCGACCTTGATTGTCACGGTCCCGCTGGGCACGGTGATCGTGTAGCTGCTGGCCTCCCAGTTGTAGACCAGTGAACCCCCATCATCGAACCGCCAGACCTCGACATGATCGCGATTGTCCGGCTGGGCGCCGGCGTTGCCGTACAGCCCCGGGATAAACGTTCCGATGCCGGCCTGCCCGCTGGGGTTAAACAAAACCCCCTGCTCGCCAAGGCTCGGCGATCGCCAGTGCCGCGCCTTGCCGGCCGCGAGGCTGTGCCAGCGCACCCAGGCGCTCGTCCACTCGCCATTCGATACCCGACAGACCGGTGGGGAGGCGGCAAGATCCACCGCCACCACCGCGCAAGGCATCAGCATGGCCGCAATCATGCGGTCATGCTCACCGCTTGGATAACTCACGGCAGGCTCTCCGGCGGGAAAAATTCCGGCTCCTTGTCGTCGTTGAAACCGAACATCAGCGAACCCGGCGGTTCGTCTGGCCAAGGCCATTCCAAGTCACCGACCTCAAAGGTTTGCGTCCACTGCACCGACCACATAACGAACTGCTCAAGGTCTGGCATCGGCGCCTCGGGCTGGGCGTGGATGTTCTCCGGCGGGCCGGTGATGAAGTCCAACCCCCAATACTGATAACTCAGTATCGAGGTCATTTGCGCCGCCAGAATGGACGCTTGCAGCGAGGCCTTTTTACGCGTTGCGTCGACCAGAATGCACGACTGAAAACGACCGACCAGCGCCGTTTTCCCTTCACCGCGATCGGTGCCAAGGGTCATGTCCGTCACCCCGAAAAGCAGTGCCGGCGTTTCCACCAAAGAACCCAGCTCGGGGAAGTGCTCGACGTGCAGGAACCGAGGCATGGCCGCCGCGATCGTGCTTTTCATCGCCTCATGTAATGTCGTCAGTTCGCTCATTGCCCACACTCAACACCAGATCGACCATGCCGGCACCGTCGGGCTTCAAGCGGCTGACCTTGTACTGGCCGCCGCCCAAGTAGACCGGCAAATCGATGGTAAGAAAGTCGCCCTTTTTGATATCAGGCACGTCGACCAACCGCACGGTTAGAGTCGGCTCCAGCACCGCGTCCGCATTGATCGCCGAACCCAAGCGCACCGCCCCGCCCTTGCCGCCGCCGATTTCGGCACCGACGAAAGGCGAGGCAAAGGCCCCTTTGATCGGGCGGCCGTCGGCCAGCGTCACCGGGTCGCCCAAGCGATCGACCAGCACGGCGTCCATACGGGCCGCCAGCTCACGAAAGCGCCCGGCGGTCATCACTGGATCAGCAACGCATTAGCGAAGCCACCAACGGCGTCAGAGGTCAGCTTGCCGAACGGCACCGAATCGGCGACACCCGGGGCCACCAGCACGCCGGCCAGCACATTCACCTTCTGACCCAGCAACAGCGCGCCCTCTGCCGGCAAACGCCACTCTTCATCGGTGATGCCGACCATCTTGGTGCCACTGACGCCGGTCGACGTGGGAATGACCACCATGTCGTTCAATACCAGCGGAACACCCGAAAACGCCCCGCCAACCGGGGCCGTGAAGTCCACGGTCTTACCTGTACCAACGTGATTCTTGGCCATGCCAATTACTCCTTTGCAGAAATGAAAAACCCCGCACAGCGCGGGGTTCCGATGGTTCGGCCGATTACTTGCCGAGCGACTTGTTCAGGCCGCGAAAATCGAGCG